AACTATTTATGTGTGAGGCAGGAGTACATCTTTTGTCTCACCTAAATTATAAACACATAAATGGAGGGTTTTAAATTATGGGAACAAAAAGAGTAGGTTGGGCACGAATTCGTAGCCTGATTAACGAAAATCAAAATGCGCTTCAAATGCGGAAGAAGGTGACTAAGACGACTACCGCAGATACAACTTTAACTGCAGCCGATTCGGGGAAAACTATTTTCCTTGATGGTTCGACTACGCACGATGTTACTTTGCCTTCTGCGTCAACAGGACTTACATTTCACTTTGTTCTTGTCGATGCAACGGCGGATGTGGACATTGTTCAAGCCGCTGCTACTGAAGACTTTGTTGGCAGCATTACCGCTCACAACGGTAAAGATACTGCCGTCACTGGAGATACGAAGATTATCTTCGATCAAACTGGCGGCGCCATTGCTGGTGACTGGGTTACTTTAACCTGTTATAACGACGATGATTGGTATGTGCAGGGTAACTCCAGCACATCCGCCGGAGTTGTTTTTGGATAAGCCGATAAGAGCTACTAATTAAAATATCAATATTTATCCCCCCCTTTCCTTTTGGATGGGGGGGGTTTTTATTTAAAATGTCGATCTTCTAAATTTTTTTCGTCTCCAATTTTTTGAGATTTTCGTTTTTGAGGTTTTAAAACTACTTACATTAAAGGAGACCCCACTATGAACCCCCGTAGAAGATTGATGTTTAAAAACAAAGCGCGCCACCAGACCAACACCCCCGTTGAGGTGATTGTCGCCCCTATCGTGACGCCCGATGTAGTCGAAGAAGTGATTGCGCCGGAAACGACTCTTGATGAGGTGGCTGTTGCTGCTGTGAAAGAGGCCGTAGCCGCGAAGACTGTTGCCAAGACCACCACAATCAAGAAGAAAAGAAAAACTTTAAAAAGCGCGACAACTAAGAAAAAGTAACAATTTTGCTGGTTAATTAAACCGAAGGCTCACATAGGGCTGAGCTTCGTGTTTTAGAAACTATTTATTCTTAGGAGGGCTTTTGGGTGCCTACGTCACTTAATCCAAAATCAGAAACTAGCACTGTTATCTTAACAAGCACCGGCAGCGCCGGCAAGGTAGCAGCCGCGGTACCATTTGGTATATATACCGGCTCTAACGAGTTCTTGAGCGGCGCCGCCACCCAGGTAGCCTATACCTACAAGAAGCTCGGTGGCGACGTGGTAGATATCGAACTTACACCCGCGAATGTGTACGCTGCGTACGAAGAGGCGGTGCTAGAATATTCCTATATTCTGAACTTGCATCAGAGTAAAAACATGCTCTCAGATGCGTTGGGAAACACTACCGGCACGTTCAATCATCAAGGGGAGGCGATCACCGGACCCTCGGGTAGCAACTTGCGCTTTACGCGCTATCAGATGACCTATGCTAAGCGTGTAGGCGACGGCGCCGCAGCAGCAGGCGGCTTTGGGGGAACAATCCCCGAATATTCAGCGTCTTTCAAGCCCAAAGCAAAACAACAAGATTACGATATTCAGGCGATTATTAACAGTGCGAGTGCGGCGGGACATGACGACCGTGGGCGCCCAGTCCCATATTCTGGCTCTGTAGATGGTAAGCGCGTCTATGTGACGAAGGTGTTTTACCAGTCTCCGCGAGCCATGTGGCGCTTTTATGGCTATTATGGGGGCTTTGGGGTTGTAGGCAATATGTCCACCTACGGACAGTACTCGGACGATTCCACATTTGAGGTTATTCCCACATGGCAGAACAAACTGCAGGCCATGATGTATGAGGACAACATCATGACGCGCACTTCGAATTACGCTTATGAGCTAATCGATAATAAGTTGCGCCTGTTCCCTGCGCCCGGTCACTGGGATATTGCGGATATAGATCAGATGTGGGTGAGGTTTTATGTGAAGCCCGAGGCGTGGGAGACGAATTCACGCATGGCTGATGGCACAGAGGGGGTTAATAACGCGAATACACTCCCCTTTGACAATCTGCCCTACAAAAACATCAATGCGATAGGTAAACAGTGGATTAGAAAATACTGTTTGGCTTTGTGTAAGGAAATGTTGGGTCAAATTCGCGGTAAGTTCACCACGATGCCCATTCCGGGCGACAGCGTAACTCTAAACCACAGTGAACTTCTCTCACAAGCAAAAGAGGAGCAAACAAGCCTCAAAGACAAGCTAGTGGAGATGCTTAAGGAGATGGAGTACGTCGCACTAGTGAAGCAGGATAGTGAAAAGAGCGAGGCAGCGGCCACTACCTTCAAGAACGTTCCGTTGCCCATATTTGTGGGGTAATGTGAATGGCAGACGAATGGAACAGACCTAAAAATCCCCCACCACCGTTATTTTTTGGAGAAAAAGAGCGAAATCTGGTAAAACAGGTCAATGACGAATTAATTGAAAAAGTCATTGGACAGCAAATCCTCTATTATCCCATTGATATCGAAAGAACGGACTTTCACGAGCTTTATGGCGAAGCCATCGATAAAACGTACCTCCCACCGGTGCGCGTGTTTGCGCTCGTAGAGTTTACCGACTATTCTACTGAATACATGTCCAATATGGCAATCGACAAGACTTGGGAGATTAATGTTCATTTTCACAAGCGCCGCCTTGAAGAAGATCAAGACTTATACGTACGTGAAGGTGATTTTGTGCTGTATGGGACTTATTACTATGAGATAGTTAAACTACAAGAGCAGAAAAAGCTGTTTGGACAAGTCCAGCATGGCTTTGAGATTTCTGCTAGATGCCGCCGAGCAAGGAAGGGGCTATTCGATGCTACCTGATGATTTTGATTTTGCAATGCTGCCCTCAGACTTCAAAAAGGGTACCCTTAAGGAAATAGGGATGCTGGGATCCAGCATCGAGAGCATTGACATGGCCATCATGTCATGGGTGAAGAAAGACCTCAACCTAAGCGCCCGCACCAACGAGGGTTATGTGCAAGTACCAGTCCTCTGGGAAGCGCCAGAGAGGTCTTACCAGATAAAGCATGAGAAGTCCCTTAGAGACGACGGGGGAGCGCTTAAACTGCCACTTCTGAGTGTTGAGAGGACAGGCATAGCCAAGGATCCTGCGCGCAAAGGATCGTTCCAAGCCAATCTATATTCGCATAACAAGAACGGTCGTTCGGGACGCATGGTGATAGCCAAGCGTATCGTGCAGGACAAGACGCGCAATTTTGCTGTGGCTGCAGCGATGCGAGCGCTCCCGGCAAGCGGACAGAACCAAAAATACTATCCTCGTGTCAACAGCAAGGTGGTTATCCAGTCCTTATCTATTCCAATTCCCGTATATATTAATGTGGAGTATAAGATCGTTATTAAAACAGAATATCAGGAACAGATGAACAGCCTAATTCAGCCATTTATGGCGAGGACCGGACAAATTAACGCATTTACAATGAAACGCAATGGACACTCTTACGAAGCATTCATCAATCAAGACTTCACTCATTCTAATAATATCGGAGACTTACAGGAAGATATGCGCATGTATACCAGCGAAATAGGCATTCGAGTGCTGGGGTACATAATAGGAGAGGGCGAGAATGATGATCGGCCCATTGTAAAGGTGGAGGAAAACACCGTCGAAGTCACATTTCCTAGAGAAGTTGCACCAGTTCCGGGTAATGAGGGCTTTTTTGAAGATTAGTTCGGGAAGTAAAATGGATTTTATTAAATCCCTTCAAGACTTTTGGACTTGAAAATACTATTTACCAATGATTGACAATCACTCAAATTAGTTTACAAGAGGGAAGGGACCAAAAAGATGTCGATAAAGAATTTTAAGTTTGTATCTCCGGGAGTTTTCATCAATGAGATCGATAACTCCTTTATACCCAGGACGGCACCGCCTATTGGACCAGTCGTTATTGGACGCGCCCGACGCGGGCTAGCGATGACACCCGTTAAGGTGGATTCCTATTCGAAGTTTGTCGAAATGTTCGGCGACACGGTGGCCGGCGGAGGCCAAAGCGATATTTACCGCGAGGGTAACTATATGTCTCCCATGTATGGTGGGTACGCTGCTAAAGCATTCCTACGTGCTGCCGTTGCACCCGTTACTTACGTGCGACTCCTCGGACAACAGACTGATGCAGGTCGTACCGCAGGCGGCGCAGCCTCTGCAGGCTGGGCCACAACGAATACTGGACCAACGGACGCTATGGGGACTACCGGCGGCGCATGGGGACTCTGGGTCTTTCCGTCAGCTTCAGCCGCTAATGATGGCGCCATCATTTCAGGTAGCGCCGCCACAGCGTCGCTCGCAGCTGTCATTTATACACAGAACGGCATACCTCTTCTTTCCGGAAGCCTGTATGGGACTGGTTCGGGGGGCGCGTATGATTCCGATGGACTTGCAGGAACGCAGGGTGTCCAAGGAGTCAACACGATGATCCAATGTGATTCCCAGGGACTCTTTACTCTGGTTTATAGTGCTTCGTCCGTTAGCAAGAAGATTAAGTTCAACCTGGACGACTCTTCTGAGAATTATGCGCGCAAGAAGCTTAATACCAACCCTCAATTGGCAACGGCGGGTAATTTTTATCCCAGTGCCACGGAGGTTAATTACTTCTTGGGTGAGACCTTCGATCAAGACCTTCTCGAAAGAAGCTTATCTACTAGTACAACCCTGGTAGGAATGATTACTGCCCTTGGTTACTCGGGCTCCTCTGGTGTAGATACTGAAAACACACCGGCACAGATGAAACAAGTGGCGTCAACGGAAGCGCGCACAAGTTGGATTATTGGACAAGATCTTGGGGCTGCTACTTCTTATTACGCTCCCAACATGCAAAAACTATTCCGTTTAGTTGGGCGCGGACATGGCGAGTGGCTCATGGACAACGTTAAAATTTCAATTAGCAATGTCCGCCAATCGAATAATTCCACCAGTGATTATGGTACCTTCTCGATCCTTATTCGTGACATAAATGACTCAGATAACGATGTCGTTATTATTGAGCGTTACGACGAGTGCAGCCTAAACCCGGCTAGCCCCAACTTTGTGGCTCGAAAGGTTGGTGATATGTATGTGACTTGGGACTCTAAGGAGAAAAGATTACGCAGATATGGCGAATACGACAACCAATCTAAGTTTGTTTATATTCAAATGAACGCCGACGTGGAAGCTGGCGCCATCGATGCGGTCACCGTTCCCTTCGGATACTTTGGACCACCCAAGCTTCTTGATGTTTCAGGGGCGACAAACCGACGCGTGACGAATCCGGCGACCGGACATGACGTCAGTCTTTCTACTCATTCTATAAGCGGGACTTACGTGGTATTTGCCGGCTCTGGTTCAACTGTTGGAGTCGGAGGATACGGTGAGCCGGGATATTCTATCCCCAATACCGGATCTTGGACGCAGGGCGGGCCGTACAAGACATCACTTCTCATGGGAAGTGGCGTTATCGACACCCTTGCTCTTAGAATGGAATTCCCGAAGGCACGTATTAGATACTCAGCCTCCGCCGGCGGACTGACCGATCCTAGAAATGCCTACTTTGGTATGCAAACGGCTCGCGGTACTAACAGCACGATTTCAACCCCTGGAATCGGAGAGATGCACCGGATGTGGTCCAAAAACTGGCCAGATGATCCGACCGCCGCGGCCACTGCGGCTGAAATTGGTGATCGCGGTTACGTTGGGTGGGGATATGTTTTCTCTTTAGATGAAATAATCTCTGGTTCCACGGGTATATACTATTATGCTTCTGGATCTCGCGCGCGAGAACAATCTGCCACAACGGGTAGCTGGAAGGATGTCTTGGACGCCGGATACAACAAGTTTACACTACCTCTTTGGGGAGCATTCGATGGCTTAAACATCATGAAGCCCGATCCGCTCTATAACCAGGGAATGACTCCCGGCTCATCCACAGAAGACAACAGTTATATCTTCCATACCTGGGCGCGCGCAATGGACACCGTTGCTGATCCCGAAGCCATCGACATGAATATGCTTGTGGCGCCGGGACTTACAAACGATCAATTAACCGAGAAGGCTATGAATGTTTGTTCTGCTCGCGGCGATGCGATGGCTCTGATTGACTTGGCGAATGTGTACTTGCCAAGTCACGAAATCTATAAAGCCAACAAAGCAGACCGTCTTGCCTCAACTCCAACTCAAGCAGCCACCGCGCTGCGAGATCGCAAACTTGATACAAG